TTGAGCAGTTCAAGCGCTTGAAGATCGAGCTGCAAGAGCTCGCCATGACCGTGGGCGATGCGCTGTTGCCGCCGCTCTTGGAGATCGTGCGCGCGGTGCAGCCTGTGGTGTCGGCCTTCGCGGCCTGAGCCAAGGAGCACCCGGCGCTCATCAAGGGACTGATCGGCGCGGCGCTGGGCATGGCCGCGCTCAAGGCCGCTGTGCTCTCGGGCGCGTGGGCGCTCAACTTCTTCGTCAAGTCGTCGCTGGCGCTGGCATCGGTGGCCTGGCAGACGCTGGCCGCGCGCGTGCTGATCGGGCGCGCGGCGCTGCTGGCGGGCGCGGGGCCGCTCCAAGCCATCGGCACGGCCGCTGGGCTCTCTACCGGAGCGGTGGCGAAACTCGGCGCGGCTTTTGTCTGGGTCAAGGGGGCAGCGGTGGCGGCACTGACCGCCGTGGGCCGCGCCGTGCTGTGGCTGGGGCGGGCGGTGCTGATGAACCCCATCGGCCTGGCGCTGACCGCGATCGCTGGCGCGGCGTATCTCATCTGGCGCAACTGGGACAAGATCGGCCCGCTGCTGGGCAGGGTCTGGGGGCATATCAAGAGCGGGTTCGAGGCCGCCTGGCAGTGGCTCAAGGGGCTGCCTGGCCGGATGTTGGACATGGGCCGCCAGATCGTCACCGGCCTGATCGACGGCATTCAGGCAAAGTTCTCGGCGGCGAAAGAGGCGGTCATGAACCTGGGTGCGACCGTGCGTGATGGTCTCAAAAACCTGCTGGGTATCCGCTCGCCATCGCGCGTCTTCGCCGAATTGGGCGGCTTCCTGGGCGAAGGCTTGTCGCATGGAATGCGCGCCAGCCTCGGCCAAGTGCAGAAAGCCGCCGCCGCGATGGCTGGTGCAGCGGCAATTGCGCTCACGCCTCCCGCACTGGCCGCGCCCGTCATGCAGACCGCGCCTGATGCCCTCCGCACCATCCGGCAGGCGGTCGAGCCGGTGGCGCTGCCGTCGATCCAGCCAGCCGCGCTTTCCAGGGTCGAGCCGCCGCGCGGTGCGCTCAAAGCGGGCGCAGCGCCGGGCGCGCCGATGCACATCACCTTCGCGCCACAAATCACGGTCAACGGCGCGGCTACACCTGAGGCCGCGCGCGCGCAAGTGACGCAGGCGGTGCAGATGAGCTTTGCCGAGTTCGAGAGCCTGATGCGCCGCTATGACGCCGAGCGCCGCCGCGTCGGCTGGGAGGCGACGACATGAGCCTCTATGCCGTGCTCAATGACACCGAACTGGAGATCATCACCTGGCTCGACGGCCTGTCCATGCGCTACGGCGCGGAGTATGCCGAGCAAGGGCTGATCGGCAGGAAGAGCCTCTTGCAATACACCGGGCACAAGCCCGACGAGGTGCGGATCGACGCGCGCCTACATGCGCAGTGGTGCAACCCGGCGGACGAGGTGCGGCGCATCAAGGACAAGATGGACGCCAAGGAGCCGGTGGCCTTTGTGCTCGGCACCGGCGAATACCGGGGCGTGTTCGTCATCACCGAGGCCGAGGTGACGACCACGCAGACCGACGGCTACGGCTCCGCCATCGCCTTCGAGCTTTCAATCACCCTGCGCGAATACGTGGGCGACCCGGCGCAGCCAAACCCGCCGGGCGTGGTGACGCGCGGCTTTCGCATCCCCATCGAGGCTGCGACGGTGGACGACTTCGCCATGATCGAGGCCGCGCCATTGAGCAGCCCCGGCGGCGTTGCGCAGGTTTCTGCCGACGGGCTATCGGCCATCGCGCGCGGGGTTGAGCTCGCGGCTGATGTGGCGAGCTTCGCGGCGTTGGCGCAGCGCGCCCCCGCCTCCGCGCTGCTGGCGCTGCCTGGGATTGCTGATGCCGTGTCCGAATTCGGCGTGACCATCCCCGTCGAAGCCTTCGACGCGCTGCGCGGCGTCGCTGCGGTCATCGACGAAGCTAAGCAGGCGCGGTCGGCCTTTCAGTCGGCGCGCGAGCAGTTCGGCATGGCTGCGGACGCGCTCGGTAGTGGGCTTTCGGGTGTTTCGTCGGCCTTGTCGAGCGTGCGCGCAGGCGCGCAGGCGCTTGAGGGCGCGCGCGATTCGGTTGGCCGCATCGCTGCAACCGCCGCGAGCCGTCTGCCGGTTGAGGGCTGGGCATGACGCAGGCCATCGTGCACACCACCATCGACGGCGATCGCTGGGACTTGCTCGCCTGGCGCTACTACCGCGATGTGCGCGAGGTGCAGCGGCTGATCGCCGCCAACCCGCACGCGCCGCGCGCCGGCATCCTGCCCGCCGGGCTCAAGATCGCGGTGCCGCTGATCGAGCGGCCCGCCGCCGTCTCCACCACCGGACTGCCGCCATGGAAGCGATAACGGCGCAGGTGCGCATCACCTACAACCGGCGCGACATCACCGCCGACCTTACGCCGTATCTGATGCGCGTCGCCTATACCGACCGGCTCACCGGCGAGGCGGATGCGCTGGATGTGGAACTGGCCGAGACCGACGCCGTGAAAAGCCGCTGGATCGCCGAGTGGTATCCCGACAAGGGCATGGAGATCGCCGCCGAGATCGGCTATGCCGGTCAGCCGCTCGTTTCGTGCGGAGCCTTCGACGTGGACGAGATCGAGGTCGATTCGCCGCCCATGACCATCCGCATCCGGGCGCTCGCCACCGGCATCAGCCGCGCGGTGCGCACGCGCATCGGCAAGAAATACGAGAACACCACGCTCGCCAAAATCCTCGATGAGATCGCCAAGCACATCGGCGCGAAGCGCAAGGGCAACGTGGCAAACATCCACATCGACCGCGCGACGCAATATCAAGAGACCGTCTGGGCCTTCGCCGTGCGCCTGGCGCGCGAATACGGCTATGCGCTGAAACTCACCGACAACAACAAGACGCTCGCCGTCATGAAGCTCGGCGACGATGCCGAGCCGGTGCGCACGCTTGCGCCCCAAGACCTCACGAGCCTCACATACCGCGACCGCATCACCGATGTGCCGAGCCGCACGGAGCTGCGGCATCACGATGCGGCTACCGGCCAGCTCGTCATTTATGACGTGACCAGCGGCAAGATGATCCCGGTCGAGCATGTTACCGCCGCTGATACGAAGAAGCGCCATGTGCGCGCCAAGACCCCGGCGCAGGCAAAGGCCATCGCCGAGGCCGAGCAGGCGCGGCACGAGATCGACAAGACCAGCCTGGAGCTGCAGTTGCCCGGCGATCCCAAACTGGTCGCGGGCGCTAGCGTCGATGTAACCGGCTGGTCGCGGCTCGATGGCCGCTATCTGATCATCGAGGCGCGGCATGAGATTGATCGTGGCAGCGGGTACGCTACGACGCTGCGGCTCAAGCGCATCCGGGAGCAGGCATCATGATCGAGACCCTGCGCGAGTCGCTCGCCACGCTGCGCTTTGGCTTCGTCACCGCCGTCGATGCTGCTACGCACCGCGTACGCGTGCGCCTGCCAGACCTGGATGACCTGGAGACATACTGGCTACCGGTGCTGGTGGCGCGCGCCCATCAAGACTTCTTCGAGCATCTGCCCGACGTGGGCGAGCATGTGGCGCTGCTGCTCGATCCGCGCGGCGAGGAAGGCGTGGTGCTGGGCGCGATCTACTCCGCGCGCGATCCGTCTCCCGGAGGCTCGTCCGACATCACCCGCGCGAGATTTGCCGACGGAACCACGGTCGAATACGACCGCGCCGCGCACCGGCTGCGGGTCAACTGCGTGGGCGATATCGAGATCGTCTCCGACACGCACCTGACCCTGCGCGCGCCGCGCATCGACCTCAACCCGTAAGGACGCAGCCATGCCCGCCGCACACCGCCACACCGACATCTGCACCGGGCACGGGTGTTTCCCGTCGCGCGCCAACACCCAGGGCAGCCCCGATGTGTTCGTCAACGGCCTGGGCTGGCACCGCGTGGGCGACGGCTGGCAGCCGCACGGCTGCGCGGTCTGCGTGCCCCATGGCGGGGTGCTGGCTGCGGGCTCGGGCACCGTCTTTGTCAACAGCCGCGCCGCCGGACGCATCGGCGATCCGGTCAGTTGCGGGTCGAGTGCCGCCACCGGCAGCGCCAATGTGTTCGCTGGGTGAACGCTTTCCGCATGCCTTTTCCCGCCGATCTCGCCGACCATTGAGAATATGAGCCTGCTCCCGTCCACCCACCACTGGCAGCCCGCGCTTGGCCGCGACGGCTTCGTCGAGGGCGTGGACGACCTCCGCCAGGCGATTGCCATCATCCTGCGCACCCCGCAGGGCAGCGACCCGCTGCGGCCCGACTTCGGCAGCCGGGTGTGGATGTATCTCGACCACCCCATCGACCGCGCGCGTCCGCACATCGTGCGCGAGACAGTCGAGGCGATCCGCCGCTGGGAGCCGCGCGTCAAAGTCAC